AGGTCAAATTTATCAGGATTTTGGCAAACATAGCGGTATCTGTCTTCACACCCACTCATAAGCAGAACCACCGCAATGGATACAACAATCACGCCCCACAGAAACCTATTTTGATTCATTGCGTTGCCTATCTAGTTGTTGACGCTCGTACTCTAACTGTTGGCGCAGTCTTTCCATGCGCTCAATCTGCATTTTGCTTTCCTTTTGTGCAGCCAGTGTGTCATAGTAAATGCTTCCCAACAGCGGAAGCAGTAGGACAAAGACCAGCACCATAGCAACTAATGCGACTAGAAACCCCATCTTACCTTTCGATCCATTATTAGAAGGCTGAAGAACAGGACTAGGTAAAGGACGAACACTAAACAAGCTACCCCGTAGATTGCCTTGTCTTGGATTGCGCTGATTACCTTTCTGCGTTGCCATTCAACCTCTCGTTGTTTCTTTTCTTGGACCAACCTTGCTTCTTCTTGTTCAGCAATGATGATGACCCTCATTTGATTTACCCGTGTATACAAGTTCCCCAACTCTGGGGGTGACTGATACACCATAATCTCTCGAATCTCTTTGGCTAACTTCTCAAACTGCGTCTTGGCAAGTTCCCTGTTTAGCGCAGACTCCATGATGTTCTGATTTGGGTCATAGACGCTTTTAGACTTTTCTTCTTCTTCTCGAATGTGGTCTGCAAGCTGTTGCTGAACCCTGAAGAACTGCGACAGATTCGCCGCCAAGTCAGAGACAACCTTGTTCTCATCCCAAACCTCTGGTTCAGCCTTTTTTGCTTTTGGAGCAACAACAGGGGCTGTGGGCTTGGGCTTTTTCTTCTTGAAGAACCCAAAGAAGCCACCCACTTCTTCAGCAATAGCCGTGACCTCTTTAACAGTCTTTTGGGCTGCGGCAACAGTTCCCTTGACCTCTTTATAGAGTTCACAGCCTTTGCGAATAGCTGCGACACAGCCATTTGCCATCGCCAGAAGGGTAAGAGGATCAATGTCTTGCTCCTATCGAATAGGTATGTCACTAACATCAAACTCTCCAGCCCTAGGCTTTAGAAAGTCAGTGTTAGATTCTGCCCCAAGAATATTAACAATTGGCTCTACAACAATTTTTGTAAACGCTGATGGAGATGTTAATTTTTCTTTTGCTGTAGATAAGAAAGTAATTGCTCTTGCCCCTTTTGGGTCTTGCAAAATCTTTGCCAAACTACGCTGAGAGATCATTAGCCCACCAGCAGCAATAGCAGCACTTCCCAGGTTATCTTTCATGTTGTTTTGTTGTTCTGGAGTTAAGGCAAAGTAATATCCAGAAGCAATAGCCGCTGCGGGAGCCAAAACACCAGCACCAGCCCTAACAGTTTGATAGGTAGAAATAGGCAATCCTTTTACATCAACAAGTCCAAGTCTTGCACCATTATTCATTGCTTTAATCGCATTGTCTTGTGGAGTGCCTGAAAACAACCTGTCATATGTGTTTTTCATTGCTTTGTTTTGCTCTAAATCATTAGCAAATTTAAGCATATTTTCTGGAGTGTTAACCATTGCCTCAAGATAACCATAACGCAAAGCATCTATGATTTGATTTGAAGGTTTTTTAGCCAAAGTTCCAGCCGCAGCAATAGACTGATACAGGTCTTTTATTGGCGTTTCATTTCCAGTTTTAAATAAATATCCTCCAACTTGTTCTGGATTTAATGTTAACGCTTGAGTAATTGCATCTGATTGCAAACCCTGTACGCCTTCTCTATATGTGTTTGTAACTTTTAAATAGTTTTTATATGTTTCTGGATTAAGATTTGACTTGGCAGATGCGTCCATTGCCCCATCAATCTTTCCAATCAATGTAGAAATTGTTTTAGATGCCCTGCTGTCTTTCTCTGTTGCAATTGCAGATGCATACTTGTCACGATTTTCAGCAAGCCACCTTGAGCGAATGTTATGCATATATTGCATATCAACATTTGGCGGCAACCTTTTTATTTCACTCAATATGCTTTTTTGCCCAGCAGTCAAAGATGCTGGTTGAGCAAGTTGAGTACCAGCCCAAGAACTTAATCCAAATGTAGAAATGCTTGATTTTTTATCAGCAAATATTTTGTCGTACTCTTCCTTAACAAGTTTTCCAAGAGAGTCTTGACCTTGCTTAATAAAATTTTGTAATATTTCTCCTGAAGCATATTGTGATGATGTATTACTTCGCAATGCTTGCTCAAACTCTGGGCTTTTTACCAAAGATGCAAGAATGTCTTTTGATCCAGACTGCAATGCCTCAGTTATTTCTTTTTGTTTTTGATTAAAAATTCCATAAGTAACTGGCGTGTATGAAAGACGATCTAAAACTGACAATACATTTGACCCAGTTCTTGCCGACAATGGCAATGATGAACCTTGTTCATTTAAAAATCTTTCTGCCGCCTTGTTTGCATCTGGAGCATCTTTCTGTGAGAACCCAAGTTTGTCAGCGCCAAATCTAAGCACTTTTCCAGCGCTTTTTAAAACAAGATTTCCACCTAAATCCCATGCGGCCTCTTCTAATCCAGCGCCAGCAATAAGAGATGCAGAAGGCTTTTCTTGCCTAATGACTTGCTCAAAAGCCTCTCCAGCAGCGCCACCAACTCCAGCGCCTGCAACACTTCCAGCAAGTGCCCCAGCAGGGCCACCCAAAGCACCCAATATTCCACCACCAATAGCACCAGCCATGCCACCAATTTCTTGAGCGCCAAACGCACCCCTTGGGGCACGATAGTCTGGGCTTAAAACTGATTTTGAGAATTCTTTGTCAGTTTTCTTTTGCTCTAATGCTTTTTCATCTTCAACAACAGCAATGTCTGATACATCAAATAATCCAGCCATATTAAAGCCCCAATTCTAATTTAAGTTGTTGTATTTGCTCTGATTGCGATTTAGTCATTTGCTTATTTCTTCTTGCAGTAGCAACAAGTCCTTGCAAATTGTTTAGCTTTGTTTGGAATTCAATTCGCTGATCTGCTTCGCTAAATCCTATTGTTGTTTTATATTTATCTTTGTATTCTTTTGCCCTGTCATATGTATATTTGTTTTCTGCAAGGTCTACTCGCAACAAATTAACAAGACGCTGAATTGTTTCTGGTTGTTGTATTGCGTTTGGCGCTGTTTTTTCCAAACGATCCAATTCTTTAGCAGCAAGTGAGCCAGGAAAGTTTTTAACCAAAGGAAACACATATCTAACGCCCATTGCCTGAATTAGCTGGGTATTTGATGCGGCTTCTTTTAAGTCGCTTCCAATTGGTATTCCAAGAGCAGACAAAGAAGTAACAACACCCTCTTTGCCCTCTGCAAACTTGCCCGTAAAGGCGTTTTGCAATGCTGTCTCAAGGGTTGCTAAGTTTCTTAATGAAGATGTTCCAGCGGCAACTGCACTACCAAGTGTATTGAAATTAGCCGCAGAAAATTCACCAGTTTTTTCACCTTCTTTTTTAAGCGCAGGGCCAAGTGCTTGACCAAGAAGTCCAAAACCAGAAGCAATTGCTTGCGTCAGACTATCTGGATCATTAATTTTTTTGGTATAAATATCATATAACTCTTTGTCTTTTACAGGGTCAAGAGCAGCTCTTTCTTGTATAAGTTTGCCCAACAGAGAAGTTGCCTGAACTTTTTCTGATTTTTCAAGTCTATTAATTTGTGCTTTTATGATGTTGTATTCAGTTGTGCCTTCTTGAGTCTTTGCAAGAGCATCTGTCAGCACCCCAAGTTCTCTGGCAACTTGAATTACATCAGAAACTTTTTCTGGCTTACCTCTTGTAAGGGCTGTTAATTGATTTTTAACTAAGTTGATTGCACGATCTCTTTCTGGAGATTGAGGAAATTTGGTTAATTGATCTAACCTGTCAGTTAACTCTGATTCGGTTTTTGCATTGCGCTGCTCTGGAGTCATCTTTTCAGCAGATCGTTGTTGTGCCAATGCAATTTCACTAGATGCCTTACGAGCATAATCAGCCAAGGCAGTAGCTGCCACTGTGTCACCAGACTGTGCCGCCATCTGTGCGCCACGCATAATGGATTCAGGGTCATTCATGTCAATCTGCTTTGCCAGGGCATTGCGTTGGCTAATCAGACGCATCTGAGGGTCTTCTACACCCATCAAACCAGCAAATGCACCACCTAACTGTTGACCAGTTCGATATGCGCCATAGTTTATTTGTGTTTGTGGGTCTTGTTGAGCAAATGCCATTGCTTGCCTTTGCTCTGCCAAGTCACGCTGTTGCTGATACAACTCAGGAGTTACCCCAAACAAACTTCCCATAATAGTTGGTTCTGCCATGATTACTCCTTAAATTCTTGAAACGCCAGGGATAAATAATCCTTGACCGCCTTGGGCACGATATGCCGCCGCTTGATCTTGATAATTTTTTAACGCCGCAGCTTGCGCTTGTTGTTCTTCAGGTGTTGCAGGCATTAGATTATTTAATACATCCCGTGTTGCAGAACTATTTGCAAAACCTGTCAAAGCAGTTCCAAAAGGACTAGATGAAGTTGCCGCCTGAGTTGTTCTGGCTCCTGCCGTTCCACCCGAAAGCAGTGTTTGTCCAACATTAGCACCAGCCTGGGCAGACCTGCCGCCCAACTGTGCGCCAATATCCAAAGGCGCTTGACCCAAGGACTCTAGCGATGAACCCACGCCAATACCAGTGCTGAATGGTGCATAAGCACCCGTCAAGCCTTGCGTGTAGCTTCCAAGCAAGTTAGCACCAGAGCCTAGCAAACCAGCGCCAAACTGAACCTGTTGCTGACCAGCTTGAGTTGCCTGTGCCGCCAATGCCGCATCTTGTTGAGCCAAAGCGTTGTAATACGCTTCCATTTCAGGAGATGCCGCACCCAAACCACCAGCACCACTTGGGCGCATACCAGTAGCGCCCACAGACAATCCACCACGACCTGTTTGGAACAACTGGTTTTGCAACTGAGCAAACTGACGCTCACGGCTAGGAGCAAGCAAGTTTTGTTGTCTTGCCATGTAGTCAGCGGCGACTTGCTCTGGAGACTGAGCCAAGTACTGTTGACCTAAGCCAAACAAGCCCTGTGCGCCAGCAGTCAAAGGAGCATAACGACCACCAGCTTGTTCTGCTTCAGTCAAGCCTTGACCAGACAAAGCCATGATGCGGTCTTGCATCGCCTTGAGTTCTGGAGTTAACTGATAACCAGCACTTGTCAATTGACCAGTTGTAGGATCAAACCCAAACTGTGATGCACCAAAGCGAGTGGTAACGCCAACAGGACGAAACCTCTGTGCTTCTGCCGCTGTTGCCGCTGCATCCCTTATTGCTTGAGCAGAGATTCTTGCGGCCTCTACATTGGCTTGACTACTTAACGCTGTTCCAGCGCCACTTATTCCAGCAGTAATCAATCCTTTTGTCAGACTTGGATTTTTCTTAAAGAAGCTAAGAACATTTCCAACTGTTAACCCAGATTCTCTTGCTGTTTTTTGTGCCGCTTGAGTAAGTGCGGCATACGCATCACTGATATTTTGAGTACCACCAGCCTCTTGAGCCAACTGATAAATCAATTGCTGTTCTTCAGGAGTGTAATTAAAAGGAGTAGTATCCTCTAGCTCAGTCGCAGGAGCATTCATCTCTTCATCGTAGGTTGCCATATTTCCTCCAGTATTTCCAGTAATCGGTGTTTGTGGTGTTGGTGTAGGTGGTGTGAATCCAGAACCATCATTAATAATGTCTCTTGTGTCAAATGATGATGCGGTTGTGTCTACCTCAAAAGGAGCCAACTCATTCTGCAAATCTTGTTGTCCAGCAAGAGCCTGTTGTTCAGTGGGAACAGTTGCAGCAGAACCTGGAAAAAGTGAAGCAGCGTTTATGTTGCCAACACCTTGAATCAATGCTTGTTCACCAGTTTTACCAGAAAGCAAACCAGCAGTAGTTCCAGCGGCTACTTGTCCTGCAACAGCAGACCCAGTTGCACCAGCAGCAGTGCCACCAGCAAGACCAGCACCAGAACTAATAATTCCAGCTTTAACGGCATCTTCTGGATTTTTACCTGCCAAAAGATTGGTTGATGTGCTGGTAATAAAGTTTTTTACTGCACCAGGATCACCACCTAGATAACTTCCAACAGCACCACCAGCAGCGCCAATAACACCAGCTTTCAACGCTTCTTCTGGAGACTTACCCTGTGCAACTTGTAGGGCGGCATTTGCCACACCAGTACCGATTGCCGTTGCCACAGCCGCAGATGTAGCCGCCGGAAGCAAACCAGCAGTTATCATCTGTTGACCAATAGCTGAGCCAACACCTGGAGCCGCAATGCTCAATGCAATTGCCGCAATCAGCGGTGCATTTTGAGATAGGCTTAAGTCTTTATCTAGTTGGGCTAAATTTTGGCTAACTGCTTTTTCAACGGGTTGATAAATATTTGTTAGTTCACGACTAATAGCCGTACTAGGGTCTATGCTTGCAAGAAAATTACCAAAACTATCCCCACCTTTATTTTGTGCCGCAGTAATTGCCGCAGATTCCAATCTATCTGAAGATGCCTTTGCAATCAATGCGTTATAAGGAGTGCCAAACAAAATCATATTGTTTAGCATTCCTATTTCATTAGATAATTCAACAGGAAATCCAGATTTTCCTTTTCCAGCACGGGCCGCTTCTTCTTGGGCAGTATTAGCTTTGTAATATTCGTACCATAAATTAGTTAAATCTTGAAATCTTTTAGATTGTTCTGCTGTTACTGCCATATCACACCCCCAATGCCAAAAGAACCTGCAAGCACTTGCAAGTTACATTGAGATTGTTTTGTACTGCGTTCATTAGACAGTGCCGTTAGCCACAATGTTGCCCAACACAGTCAGGTTACCTGAACTGTCAATCTTCATTACATCAGTTCCTGAGTGACGAATAAGTAGATTAGACCCACTCTCAACAAAGCTGAAGTTTGTGAAAGTTCCATCTGCCTTGGTTGCAATGGCAGTGGAAATGTTGGTGAACTCAGTATCAATCTCAGTTCCCTTGACAACCTTGCTTGCATTCCCTGGCGACAAAGCATCTTTAGCCGCAAAGTTGGTGGTTTTGGTGTAATTTGCCATGTTTCTTCCTTAAACCAGTTTGCCATTCTTGGCTTGAATCTCAATCTTTTGAATGCTCACAGGATACCCATTGATCTGCACTTCATAACCCGTCTGCACAGTCTTGCCAGAACCTGATGTTTGACCAACCAAAGTCTGCAAAGAAATACCATCTGAGTAGTAGGCAACAGGAACACCATTCGCCCCATACTCAGCAGTACCATATTCAGCAACAGTAGACTGAGGAATTTGCAATGTGGTGGAGTAATACTGACCTGTGAAGTCATATCCCCACTTGATGATGAAGCCTTGGCTTGAGCCACCAATCACCACCACAGCAATGCGCTTCAGAATAGATGTGACATTGGGCTGTCCCAAGTCAGCATAGGTGGTGAAATACTGCAATCTGTATGTGCTTGCATGGTCAAGGTAAGTCCCATACTTGCCCACATAACCATTCTTGCCAATCAGCAAGTCTCCATTGCGTTTAGCAAGGAAAGCCGTTGGAGTGATGGAATCCCACACAGTTACCCGTGAAGAACCATCTTGCAAAGCCGCCTTGGTGTCAAAGCAGTATGTCTGGGTGGCAGTCGGGAAGTTAATCAGGTAGAAGGCATTTGAC